GGTTCCGGAGACTTGGGGTTTAACGGAATGGTTGAAATGTCGAACAAGGTTCGCAATAGCAATTTGCTTGCATCAAGAGCCCCGAAACCCCTTTATTGCCCGGAAGTCCGAACAAATCAGCCGATGAAGAACGAAGCAGCGCAAGCCCTAGGGCGAATGAAGAAAGGCGTCAAAGAGCGACCTAGTGAGCGCAAGAAGGCGTCATGCGCGGGTAACCTGGCGAAGGCACGGGAGGCGAAACGATTGAAGCATGAAGGAAATCTCGATCAGAAACCTCGCTGAGATTCACCGGATTTCAGACGTGAAGCTCGGGCAATACGCCAATCAAGGCGTGGACATCTGGGACACGCGGGCGGTGGTAAAGAAGATGTGGTTTCAGCGGCTCAAGCCGCCAGAGTGGACGGCGCTATTGGATGAGCTGACCGCCGAGGACGAAAGCAGCCATGAGTTTTGGAAGAAGGAGGAAACGAAGGAGAAGGTCAACAAGCTACGGTTGCAGAACTCGCTGATCGAAGGCGAGCAGTTCAAGCGTGAGGACGTTGACGCGGCGACGATGGCGCTGGGATCGGCATTCAAGTTGGCGCTCATGGAGGCGAAGTCGGTCCTTCCGCCGCAGCTTGTCGGGCTGACCGAAGCTGAGATCGAGAAGCTGCTCGACGCTGTATTCAGGCGGACGCTTGAGAACATGAGTGACCTTTCATCGTCCACATGGACCCAAATCAAAGAGAAGTATGCAAGAGGCGAAGATGTTGGACAGGATCCTGGATCGGGCGGCACAAGCGATGCGGCCAAACCCGGATCAGACGGTAAGCCAGTGGTGCCACGAAAACGTGCGGCTGGTTCAAGGGCTCGCTCCTAACCTTGACATCGACCTGGCCCCGCACATGCGCGAGCCGTTGGACGCGGCGGGTGACAACGCGATCAAGAAGCTGCATTGGATGTGGCCTCCCGGCGCTGGAAAGACGACCGCGATTGAAGGAATCATCCAATGGCGAGTTGTCGTATCGCCATCGAACGTGCTGCTTGTCGGGCAGAAGGATGAGTCGGCGGGATTATGGGCGGAAACCCGCTTGCACCCGTCGTTCAAGAAGTCGGATGCGATGCGCCCGTTCATGCCTGAGAACAGGCACCAGAATCGGAAGACGACGGTGGTTTTCCCTCATGGGATCTACCTCGACATCTGCGGCCCTTCGATGTCAAACCTGCAAGAGAAGTCGATGCCGTGGGTGATTCTGGAAGAGGCATGGGCGCTATCGGACAACACGCCGGGGCGCATGAAGGAGGCCGAGGCGCGGACTCACGATAAATGGAACAGCAAGGTGTTCTATATCGGCCAGGGCGGGAACTCGCACCGGGAAGATGCCGCCGATGAAGAGGATGCCGCGACCGACCTTTACCGTGAATGGCAGAAGACCGACCAGCGCGAGTTTCATTTTGAGTGCCCGTCTTGCAATATGGTCCAGCGGTATTTCTGGAATCAGCTCAAGTGGGACAAGGCGGCAATGGAGAACGGGACGACGGACTGGGACCGCACGAATGAGACGATCCGCTACGAGTGCTCAAATCCCGATTGCGACCATGCGTTCAAGGATACATCGGTGATTCGCAGGCGGATGGCAAATACCGGCCGATACATCGCGACGAATCCGAACGCGATCAAGGGGCATGTCGGGTTCCACTGTAACGCGCTTTCGATTTGGCGGGTTCCGTGGTCGAAGTTCGTCATGGAGTGGGAGGAAGCTCAGGACGCGAAGATGCGCGGCGACTACTCGCTGTTGCAGATTTTCGTGAAGAAGCGGCTGGCGGAGTTCTGGAAGCCATCGGCGTACGACCCTCCTGCTGAGTTGATTTCCGGGGGGTATCTGATCGAGGAATACGCGGACGGGAAGCTGATCGACAACGAGGCCGATAGGTGCATGTCTATGGACGTTCAGCAGAACTCGCTATGGTTCTCGGTCCGCGCCTGCGACTCCGAAGGGAACAGCAAGCTTTTGAACTGCGGGCAGCTACTCACTTTCGAGGAAGCCGAGGAAATGCGGAAGCGGTATCAGGTGCGAACCAAGTGCGTGCTTGTGGACGCTCAGTATCGTCGCGACTTCGTTTACCAGCAGTGCAGTAAATACGGGTGGACGGCTTACCACGGAGTCCAGAACGAGAGCTTTCCGCTCCACACGGCGGCGGGAGTGGTGCAAGCCCCATACTCGCGGATTCAGTCGGGGCAATCGGGCGGAGGGCTTCAAATGTCCTTTGTGAATTTCTGTGTGAACCCGATCAAGGACGTTCTCGCGGACTTGCGAGCCGGTCGATTGGGGAGATGGGAACACCCCGACAACGTGATTCCAGACTACAAGCAGCACATGAACGCCGAGAGGAAGGTGACGGTGACGACCGGGCGCGACAACCGACAAGTCCAGCTATGGCAGCGGATTGGCAAGAAGGACAATCACCTTCTGGACACCGAGATGGCATGCACGGCATTTATGATGATGCGCGGGCACATCAAGGCGCGGGAGTAGGCGGAAATCCGTTCTTGCATATCGGTTGCATTTGCAAGTAAGTTGCAGTCGTATGGCGGACATCGTTAGCTTGGCGCAAGACTTCTACGACGAGGCGGTAAGCGATCCGGCATTTGCTGCCGCGCTGAAATCCGCCCGTAAGTCATTGCTTTCAGGCATGTTGTCAGGCGGAACTTACGGCAGCATTGTCACAGCCGGGAAGAACGGGGCGAACTACACGATCCGCATTGACGTTTCGACGGAGGACCGGCGGAAGGCACTGAAAATCGCGATTGAGGGGCTGAATAACGGCTTCCGCCCGAGTCGAACCTACCACGCCCGATTCTGACCTATGGCAATCCTCGACGAATACGGCAACCCCGCCCGAGTGACTCGCCGGTTCTCGCAAGGAGCCGAGCAGACATCGACCCGCCCGTGGCAACCGACCCGGCTTGACGACATCGACAAGCTGATTACGAGCTACGAGCGCGAGACACTAGTATCGGTATCGCGGTCAATCGTGGAGAATTTCGGCCCGGTCAAAGGGGCCATCCGGCAAATTGCCATGTATTCCGTAGGTGACGCATGGAAGCCGAAAAACGCATCCGTTTCTGAACGGTGGAGGAAGAAGGCCGAGCGCGTGATTCGCGAGCAATTTTGTCCGATTGCCGACATTCGCGGCAGCGGTCGGGGGCTGACTGACATTCTCTACCACGCATCTCTGATGCTCGACCGAGACGGGGAAATATTCATCCTATTGACCGAGCATGAAGGCGGATTTCCCGCGCTCCAAGTCATCCCGTCGCATCGTGTCCGGTCTGGCGCATTCGGGCGATCCGGTGCCGACGAAAAGGTGACGGAAGGCGCATTCAAGGGCGCGAACATCTGCGACGGCGTGATTTACGCGAATACCGGGCGAGTCCTTGGGTATCGCTACATGGAGGACGACAAGACGAACTTCCGCGACATCCCAGCGGCGTCCATCGTCCACTGTTTCGAGTCCGACTACCCCGAGTCCCGCCGAGGGTATCCGTCGATCACTCACGGACTGAATGACATCCGTGACTCCATGCAATCCCACGAATGGGAGCGGCTAAACATGCTGATCCGGTCTTCAATCGCGCTGATCGAGTCGAACGAGAGCGGAGTGGCGGACGGCGACTTACCAGGATCACACTTCGACGACAGTCGCGGCACGGATTGCCCGGCGAGGAATACGTCGGTCAAGTATCTCGACGGCGGTGCAGTTAAGCACTTTCGCGCTGGAACTGGCAGCAAGATCGACGTCCTCAAGCATGAGAACCCAGGCAATATGTGGAGCGATTACAACAATCGCATGATCAACATGACGCTCGCGGGGATGCCGTGGCCGAACTCGCTAACATGGGGCGCAACCGGGCAGGGAACCGCCGAGAGGAAAGACATCGAGCTTGCGCGCCGCACGATCAAGGACCGGCAGTCCACCCTTCGAGTTCTCGCGAAACGGTGCCTTGGCTACGCGACAAAGAAGCTCACCAAGATGGGGCGAATCGCCGAGTCCGAAGATTGGTGGAGGTGGGATTTCAACATGCCGCCGATCCTCACGATTGACGACGGTCGGATTGCCAAGGCGACGATTGAACTCTGGCGCGCCGGGCTGATTTCAGACGGCGACATCCTTTCCGACATGGGTAAGGACGAGGAAGACTACTGGCCGCGCAAGTTTGAGAAGGCCGCCGAAAAAGAGCAGTCGTTTATCGACATCCAGGCCAAGAAGAGCGTCGAACTCGATCCCCGATATAAGGGGATGTTCACGGCGAACGACATGAAGCCGGAAGACAAGGAAGAACCTGAAAAGGAAACTGACAATGAAGACGATTCAGCCGACGATTAGCCAACTGCGGATGCTCGCGAGTCTTCGCGGCAAGCAATGGATGATGCTCCCGGAGAGTATCCAATCTTTCGCGCTCGCCGCTCTCGACGTTCCTGAAAAGGCGAACTCGCTGAATATCCAGATCGAGGACTTCTTTGAGCTTCGCCCCGCTGCCGTGATGGACGCGGACGGCATCGCGCATGTCTGGATTCACAACGCGCTGGTCGATTCCTGCCCAGCGATTTACGAAAAGCTTGGGCTTTGCACCCGCTATTCGACGATCACAGCGGAAACCGAAGCTGCGATTGAGCAGGGGGCGAAAGGCATCGTTTATCATGTCGATTCACCTGGTGGCACCGTTTCCGGCAACGTCGAATGCGCGAAGATGATCGCGGAGCTTTCGCTTCCGACCGTCGCGCATTGCCACGGGCTCGCTTGTTCCGCCGCCTACAAGCTGTCAGCCGGATGCAACGCGATCATCGCCACGGAATCCGCAACCGTTGGCAACATCGGCACGATAATGTCATGGACTGACTGTTCCGAGTTCTGGCGTGAGCAGGGGATTGAGTTTAAGGCGCTGGTTTCCGATGGCGCGGACCTGAAATCGACATTCCACCTTGAGCCGAACGAGACGCAACTCGCATTCCTCCAAGAAGGCATCAACGCGGCGGGCGATAAGTTCCGCGAGCATGTCGCTGCCGGTCGGGAAGCGGCCGGGGCGTCTCTTGACCCGGAGATTTGGCGTGCGGGATGGTATTCCGGCGAGCGAGCTGGAGAGCTTGGGTTGATCGACGACATCGGGACCGCCGAAGACGCTCGCCAATACGTTCTCGCGATGGCATCCCGCTAACGCAATAAATTTGCACTTGCAACTTTCCTACATTTAACCTAATCACCACTCATGGCTTGGTTCTCACGCTCCGAAATCGCCGAAAAGCTCTCCGCTGCCGAAGCCGAGAACGAAACCCTACGCGCCGACCTGATCGCCGCGCAAGGGGGTAACGAACAGCTTTCCGCAGTCACCCAGGAACTCGCTGAGGTCAAGGAAGACCTCGAATCATGCAAGGCGTCGCTCACTGAAGAGCAGGCCGCGCACGACACGACCAAGCAGGAACTCGCCGATGCTGCCGCGCTACTTGAGCCCGAAAAGCTCGCCGAGCGCATCACGAACGCCGCGAACTCCGAAGAAGTAGCCGACGCTCCGATCAAGGAAGCAGTCGAGCGCGAAGTCACCAACCGCATCGCCGCTTCCGGCCATCCTCCGCTCAACACCGCGAAGGCTGAATCCGAGGAGTCGAAAATGAACAAGCTTTCCCGCGAATCATTCAACGCTCTAAGCCCCGCCGAAAAAAACGCATTCATGCGCGATGGCGGAAAACTCTCCAACTAACACTCTCCAACTAACCAAACATCATGGCTAACGATATTTCACTCACTGGTCTCACTGAGATCCTCTACGTGGCTCGCGACCAAGTCGCCAAGGAGCCAACCGCATTTTCTCAAGGCGTCATCGTCAACGGCGGGTCCGAAGGCGTTTCCGCTGGCGGAACCGTCACCTCGCTACGCACCACGGAGCCGACGCTTGAAACCAGCTACACTCCGGCGATGACCCCTCCCGACGCGGCGGACATCACTACCTCCACCGAGTCGCTTACCCTTTCATCTTACGCTGGCGCAAGCATCCCGCTGAAGGGCGAACAGTGGGCACAGCTCGCGAACACCGTTGGCGCTGAAATGGCACTCCAGCAGCTCTACAGTCAGGCAATCCGCAAGATGGTAAACACCATTGAGGCCGCGATTGCCGATGCTGCTTACAAGGGTGCTTCCCGCGCAACCGGAACCGCTGGAACCACGCCATTTGGATCGAACTTCAACACGATCAACGAGCTTCGCCAGATCCTTGAGGACAACGGTTGCTCGATGGACGACGGGATGCTTTCCCTCGCAATTTCGACCGCAGCCGGAACCAACCTCCGAAACCTTACTACTCTCACCAAGGCGAACGAAGCTGGAACTGATGCTACCCTTCGCCGGGGCGAGCTGCTTAACGTTTCGGGTTTCTCTATCCGATCCAGCGCGGGAGTCCGATCCCACACCAAGGGCACCGGCACCAGCTACCTGGTCAACCAGTCAGGCCTTACTAACGGCTCGACCTCCGTGACGACTGACACCGGAAGCGGGACTGTTGTTGCGGGCGATATTATCACCTTCGCTTCTGGCACCGGCTCAGGTTACAACTACGTAGTCAAGACCGGCATCGCCGCCGCTGGCACTCTGGTTCTGAATCAGCCAGGCCTTCGAGGAAACATCGCCGACAATAACGCGATCACGGTCGGCAACAGCTACACCGCGAACGTCGGATTCCACAAATCTGCCATCGAGCTTGCCATGCGCCCACCCGCACAGCCGCCCGGTGGAGACGCTGGCGAAGAAATCGGCGTGTTGGTCGATCCCGTTACCGGGCTGTCCTTCTCCGCCCGCCTCTACAAAGGATACGGCATCAACCAGATCAAACTGATGGCGTTCTATGGCGTCAAGGTCTGGAAGCCTGAGTTTGTGGCGACCCTGATGGGCTGATCTCTCCTAGTGTGTCGTTCATGGTCCGAGACGGGCGGGGGATCAGTCCTCCGCCCGTCTTGCAAACACCCGAAGCATGTCCCAAGTTGACGATTTCCTCCGTGCTGCCGCGCTGATTGCCGATCCGGTTCTTGGCGAGGACACCTTGACGCTCGACGGTGGAGTGACATTCACGGGGGTATGGTCGGGTGTTGCTAGTTCCACCCAGGCGGAAGACGGCGGGCCGATGCTCGACGTTGACGCGTCGGTTTGCGGAACCCTTGGCGACGGCATCACGCGCTCGCAGTTGATCGGCAAGGTCGGCACTGCGAAGGGCGAGAGGTTCCGCGTTATCAACGCGGACATCGGTGAGGCATTCACCACGCTTTTCTTGGTTCACGCATCACAGTTCGCAAAGCGATGATCGCGGTAAGAGTCCAGAACGAGCGCCTTAAAAAGAAGGCGAAAAAGTTTGAGGAGAACGTTTACAAGACGCTTCCGAACGACTTGCGTTTGGCTGGGAAGCGATCTGCTTTCTACTTCATGGAATATACCACTCCAGTTTCCACGAAGGCGAATCAGTGGCCGATGAAGGCTTTTAATGAACGTGTTCATGCCGACGTGAAAAAAGCATACCCCACCAAGTCTGATGATCGGTGGAAGTCGTCCGCTTACGAACTAATCAAGGCGGGATACGGTGAGGCGAAGGCTGGCGAGTTCTGGCACGCGGTAAAATCAAATAGCCAAGACAACTTCAACCCGGAAACAGGGGAAGGAAGGAATACCGCTGAAACCATCTTCGACAAGATCCGCAATTCCAGCGTGTCGAAGATCAAGAAGAAGCCGGACAATGCGGCATACAAGGCGCTGCGAGACAAGCATTCCATCGTCCGCCGCCGCACTTTACAGCTTTCCAAGGATACCCCGCCAGACGGATTCCTGATCGACTCACGCCGCGACGCATTCGTGAAGTCTCGCCAGAAGACAATCGGACTTGCGAAAGCCGGATGGTATGCCGCCGACTCGAAACTCGGAGGACAGAAGAACTACACCAAGGCGCGAGCCGAGGAGGGCAAGTTTGTTTGGCCGCAACCGCTCCGCAAGCTGATGAATCTTTTCGGCGCGGGCATCGGCAGCGGATTCGTTTCTACTTCAGGAGCATATGGCCGGTTTGAGATAACCAACCATGTCCGGTATATTTGGGAAGCTCTCCCCGACCACTTGAAGGAAGCGGCGGAAAAGCAGTCAAGGAACGCCATGCGGATCGTCTTTGAGCTTCGCTACAAGAACCGGAAGAACCTAGACCTGATGATGAAATGACAATCACCGACCGACTCACGGAAGCGATTAGGGAAGTGCTGGCTGATTCATCCCTGCCGGGAGATCCCGTCGTCACCGCAGGCATCGAAACCGCTATCAATGAAGAGGAGACGAAGCGAGTGATTGTCACCGCGACTTCATCCGAACTCCGCAAGCTTTTGCTCCCAGGTAACTACGATGTGACTGGCGAGGTCACTGTCTTCATGACAATCGACACGCAAGAGGACGAAGATGAAGACTTGAAAGCGTATTTCAGACAACTCTGCGACGCGGTGGAAGAAGTCATTGGGCAAAAATACCTAATGCCTATGAGCTTGCAATCCGCCGATTCAAAGCTCAATGTCTATTCATGGAGTTTGACCGGGCAGGATAGCTTCATGCAATCCCGCGCAATGGGGGCAAAATTCAACTGGACGTGCTACGTCCGCCAAGACTCTCACAACCCGAACTAATCTACCATCATGGCCGCAACTACCATCGGAACAATCAATTTCGGCCTAGACGCCGAGACCGGACTCTTCGCGGAGTCGATCAGCTTCGACCCTACCGTCCAGGAGCGATACATCGCGGACGGCGACGGGGACCACGTGGCAGGCGCTCTCTACGGGGCGTCTGCGAACTTCTCGATTGAAGGCGCGTATTCCACCGCTGGCTCGCCTACGTGGACACTTGGATCTCAGTTGACCATCGCCAACGCTCCGACGTGGACCGCGTGGTTCACCGGCTACACCTCGGGCGGGCGAGTCATCCTCACCTCCGGTAACATCGGACTCGGGAATGAGTCGGAAGAGCGCCGCTCCCTTGGCGGTGTCTTCAAGCCGTTCATGACCGCGTCCTAAGCCCAGTCAACCCCAAATAATATGTCATCGTTCATCCACGGGAAGAACACCGCAGATATTCGCCTGGTCGCCGCGCTTACGGCAATGGGCGTGCCATGCGACGAAAATCACGCGACGATTGCGTCCGGCGATACGCGCTTGTGGCGCATGGGCGAGTTGTCGAATTGCGGGAAATACAAGACCACCGAGTTGATCGTATTCTGGCGCGATTCGACGTTCCACGTGAACAACCCGAATCACCCTTTCGCCTACGTGAAGGCGGCGCTGTGGAATCACAAGATCCTTGTGGACGCGGTGAAAAAGGACCGCTCGCTTGTCCAGATCCGCAAGGGCGATTCCATCGCGTTCCTTCATCCCGACTGCTCATCCGAGACCGAGCGGAAGATTCTAACCCGATTCAACCAATAATATGAACCGCACCGAAGTCCTATCCGACGCGATCCTCCGCGAAGCTCACCCGAAGTATGGCAAGCTCACCCGCGGGCGATTCACGCTAATCCAGAAATACACCGCCGACATGGAGGACGGCGAACTCGCGAACGGCATCGCGTGGGTAATTTGCAGCCGTGACCGGAAAGACCCGGCGCTTGTGGCGGCATTCAACGCGGAATCCCCCGTGGACGCGCTCAGGGACATATTCGAGTCCGAGATGCACGTTCGCGAGGCCGAGCCGTTCATGGCGTGGTTTACCGCCGAGCTTGGCGCGACCGATGCGGCATCCACTACAGCCAAGGAAGAAACCGGGCCGGGAAAGCCCGCCGCCGAACCTCAACTTGCTACCCACACATCCTAGCGACATGGTGCCACCAGCTCTATCTTGCGAACGGAATCCAGCGGGAGGAAGCCATCTGGGGGATTTCGATGGCGGAAGGATTCCAGCTCATCCACGCATTCCTTGTTTTCGAGGGAGTCCCGCGCAAGTGGTCGAACCCTCAATTCGGCGACATGGACACGGACCTTTTGAACTGGCGCGAGAAAGCGCAATCGTTTGAAGGCGAAGAAATCGAAGACGACGACGAAACCCTAGCAATCTGAGACGATGGCAGCAGACATGACATTTACGGGCGAGTTCCAAGCGAAGGGAGTCGTCACCGGCATGCAGGAAGTCGGGCGAGCCGCCGACACGCTTAAGAACAAGGTCCGGTCAATGGCCGGGATTGGATACCACGGACCAACAACTGCGAATCGGGGACAAGGAGCCAAGAGCGGGTATCAACGCGCTGGCATGGGGGCACTGGAAGTATCCCGTGGCGTCGAAGACTTCGCGGTTGCTGGGATGCGCGGGCTGCTTAATAACATCCCAGGAATGATCATGTCATTCGGCGGGAGCATGGGGCTCGCTGCTGCCGTTTCTCTCGTCGCGGTGGGCGTTACGGTGCTTGGCAAGGGGCTGTATGACTTGGCGACCGACGCGGCAGCAAATAAAAAATACACCGACGACATGAAGTCGGCGAACGACAAGTATGCGTCAAGCCTGTCTGACGCATCCGAAAAGATGCACGCTTATCGGGATCAGCAAAAGCAGATGAACGCTGAGACGGCACATGCCGCAAAAATGGCGGAATCCATGCGCCGCTTTGGCGACCCTTTAGCCACGAATGCAAAGCAAGGCGGATTAAGAGAAGCGGAAAGGTCAGCAGCGCAATCAATAAATGCACTTCAATCCGAGTTGGCAGGGATTGGCGGCGGAGCAATGCCATCGCCAATGGACATGGTTGGCAATTCAGAAGAGGATCGCAACGCGGCAAGCAAGTTGCTTTCAGACTTAATGAAACAGCGGGCGATGGTGGAGCGCGAAATGGAAAAATCGGCCATTTCGGGCATGGGCGACTTTTCTGCAAAGATGCACGACATTGAAACTGCAATCGCGTGGGCGGAGCGCGAGTCGGCGCGACACAAGGCCAACATGGAAAGGGCGGCAGAAGTCGGGTCCGAGTTTGGCGAGATGGCAGGCAAGACGCTCATGGAGAAGGAAAAAAGGACGATCTCCAGCCTAAAGGAAGAAAAGGCACTGCTTGAGCAGAAGGAAAAGTTTAACGATGCCGAAATCCGAGCATACGAAGCAAAGCTCGCGTTGATTGATGAAGAAATCAAGGCTGCCGTCGAAGGCGAGAAAGCAGCTAAAAATAAACTTTACTACGCCAAGGAAGAGGCCGCACTGCGGACTAAAATCGAAGAGCGAACCAAAGTCAACGCAGAGCGGCAGCGTTTCGGTGGCGCTGTTCTTGAGCAAATCGAAAAACAGGCAGCGTTGATGGCGCGGTTTGCTGAAATCGACTCATCCTTAGGACGCATGGGAATTGGCGGGAGCGATATGCTTTCCTCGTCCGGCCGGATTGGCGGGAGCGTGAAGGAATACAACTCCGCAATCGCCACGATCAATTACCAGCGGGACACGCTGAAGGAACTTCGAGCAATCGCCCGAAACACAGCGAGAAAGCAACCGTCAACTTATAACTGAGATGGCACGCACCACATACGGAATAAGCACTAGCGCGATCACTTGGGAGAAAACCAAGTCGGAGATTAACGTCAACGAGACTGGACTGGTTGAGATTTCCGTTGAAGGCGCGGTGAACTCGACAAGCATCACGCTTGCGGACGCATTGGCGCTTGTCCCATCCACTCTGCCGACCACCGCAAGCGGGCCGATTGGGGCAGCCACGGCATACGCGGGCGCGAAGATATCGACTAAGAGCGCGGGATATGAGGATGGGACATGGCAGGTGCGCGCTACCTACACGAAAGGCGAAGCTCAGACCAGCGAGTTTCCAGACGGCACCGACCAATCGGACAGCGACCGCTACGAGCGGCGAGTCGTTGTCCAAGAGGAGGCCATACTATCCCATCCGGTCGCATTGGCGTTCCCAACCAAGGACAAGAACATGCTGGCGAACCTGATGTCTGGAAACATTATCGCAAACCCTAATTACGACCCAGAGTCGGAAGATCAGAATTACGAGTTTGCTGGCATCGACGTGGCAACAGGTGAATACAGTATCGCCCAAACATTTTCCCATACCGAAGTGACGGTCGGGGAAATCACGGCATCACCACTAGCTTACGCCCGCTTGATTAAAGTCGGAATCTTAACATACCAGCGAAAAAGCATTCGTCACGCATGGAATACTTCACGCAACGACCCTGCAACTAACGCGCAATACAGAAAAGTAGGAGCGGTTGTCGATCAACCGCCAGGCGCTCCAACTCTAGCGGATGGGCTTCAATGGATGCTTACTGGAATCATTGATAGCTCAACCAACGGTGATTCGTGGCAGACATCGTATGAATATGAGGCTTCTGGGGCGGGCGGATTCCTTGGAGTGATTTACGTAGGAGGAGAGCAAGTCACTGACGCATAATATGGGCAATAGCTTCACACGACCGCCGCGAGTATTGGGAGGGAATCGGCAAGCGATTTCAGCCAAAGACTTTAACTTGCTTGCTCGCGGGATCGAGGAGTTGCAGAACGCGATTCAGCCGCAGCGCCAAGGGAATCGCCAGAGCGTCAAAATCCCGCCGCCTCTCTGGACTTCCATTTCGCAGGTTCCCGAAAGCGACCCTGCCGAGTATCAAGCAACCGTCACACTTGGATACCTTACCTATCAGAACGCGAATGCCACAGAGGCCGAGCAAGGCGTCACCGGCTACATCGTTCCGAAGATCCGAAACACGGATGGCGAGTGGATTAGCATGGATGAAGTCGCGCCCGTGGTGATTCCCGCCGTCCCGCTTCCCGCGCTTGCGTCGTGGGTTTACCTCCGCGTCAAGACGACGGCAGACGGGATGCCCGACTTTGGGCAAGAGGACGGGCCG